TTATATTATACAAAAACACTGAAAAGTATGCAAAATGTATACTATATTGTACGAAATTAACCTAAATAAGTAAATATGCTTAGAGACTATCAAGAGGACATATCAAAGAAGGCAAGCCATATCCTTAGAGACAAGGGTATGGTGTACCTCTGTATGTCCGTAAGAACTGGTAAGACGCTGACATCCTTAGAGACTGCCAGACTGTTCGGAGCTAAGAGAGTCTTATTCCTTACCAAGAAGAAGGCTATATCGTCCATCGAGTCTGACTACATTAACTTTGGGTACGACAAGCACTTCGAGTTGTTCGTACATAATGACGAGTCTATGCACAAGATCGATGGTAAGTTCGACCTGGTGGTCCACGACGAGCACCACCGCTTCGGATCATTTCCAAAGCCAAGTCTTGGGGCTAAGACGTACAAGAAGATGTTCGGTCACCTGCCCGCTATATTCCTGTCAGGCACGCCTAGCCCTGAGAACTATTCTCAGTTCTATCACCAGTTCTGGTGCAGTCTATTCTCACCGTTCAAGGAGGTTAACTTCTACAAGTGGGCTGCTAACTACGTGAATATCAAGATGAAGCACCTAGGCTACGCACAGGTCAAGGACTACACCGATGCTGATATCAACAAGATTATGAGTGTGATAAAGCCGTACATAATAACCTTCACCCAATCGCAGGCTGGCTTCACGTCTGAAATTGAGGAGGAGATCCTTAAGGTTAGGATGAAGAACTCTACGTACGAAATGTGCGACAGACTACGTAAGGACCTTGTGATAGAGGGTAAGAACCAGGTCATACTTGCAGACACCTCTGTCAAGCTACAGCAGAAGCTACACCAGATGTACTCAGGCACCATTAAGTTTGAGAGCGGTGACTCTATGATCATAGATCTAAGCAAGGCTGAGTTTATATCTTCTTACTTTAAGGATAAAAAAATTGGGATATTTTACAAGTTTGTGGAGGAACTTAACGCATTAAAGACTATCTTTGGCGACAGGTTGACTACAGATCTTGATGAGTTTAACGGGACCGACAAGTCAATAGCGCTTCAGATTGTATCTGGACGTGAGGGGATCTCTCTGAAGAACGCTGAATTCTTAGTGTTCTACAACATAGACTTCTCAGCCACGAGCTACTGGCAGGCTAGGGATCGAATGACGACCATTGACCGTAAGTTCAACAAGATCTACTGGGTGTTCTCCGAAGGAGGTATAGAGGAGAAGATCTATAAGTCGGTAATTAAAAAGAAATCATACACAACCAACCACTTTAAAAAGGATTACCTATGACACAGCAAGAAGAATTTATGGAGTTGATATCAACTCATCCTATTAAGAAATCAGACCTAGGGTTTCACGGTAACTTGTTTGGAGGAAAGTTACTAGCCTGGATGGATGCATCAGCCGCTGCATTTGCGATGCAGGTTTGTGATACACCAAGAATGGTCACCGTGATGATTGATCAGTGTTCCTTTAAAAAACCTGCAAAGGAGGGGCAATTGATTAAGATTTATGGCAGAGTCTCTAAGGTAGGGAACACGTCCATAACAATTTATATGGAGGCTCGATCACACAGCGTTTATTCTGGACAACAAAACACAATACTAGATACAAATATGAAGTTTGTAAGGATAGATGAGGGCGGAGACGCGATACCAATTTCAGGGAAAGTTAAACAAATATATAATAACCTATGAAAGAAAAGTATATCAAAATGCGCAACACTGGTAAGTACGACCTTCAGTGGTTCTACGACTACTACAGACAGAACAGCGGTGATAGTATAGACATCAACACGTTTGGTATGGTGTTCAACTCGGTAAATCTTGAGAATATACTTGAGCACATCGATAGGAAGTTTGGACTAACAAGGGTTTACGATAATAACAATAACTTTATAAAGGCATATGAAGGAACAGCAGATACAGACAAAGAGGATTAAGCAGTTAGAGGCTGAAGGGTATTACGTATTAAAATTAATACGTGTAAATAAAACGGGTATACCAGACATTATAGCTTTAAAGGAAAACGAGATTCTATTCTCAGAGATTAAAACACCTAAGGGCAAGCTGTCTGAGATACAGAAGTACAGAATGAAAGAATTAGAGAGTTACGGATTTAAAACAGAACTATACAATGGAGAATAATATAAATGAACTAATAAAAATTATGGAGTTTGAATATAATGTAGACATATTCAACAGTAACAGGACGCAGGATTGTGTCGAGGCTAGGGCTATATTTTCAAAGATTATGTACTCGTATCATCATATGGGATACACAAAGATCGGAAGGATGCTTGGCAAGAACCACGCCACAATATACCACTACATCAAGAACTTTGATTCTTGGATGAAGTATGACGACAGGCTTAGAAACAAGTACTTTAACGTTTTAAACGTTTACTCTAAGGGATTGGAGATAAAGGACATAAACGAGACCAACAAGGTCTGGTACGATAATATAGTTTTATCAACAAAAGTTGAGAAGCTTGAGAATAAACTGCAGTCTGGCTTGCACGCGCTTGTTGACAAGGTTCCAGCGGACAAGGTTTCTATAGTTTACGAGAGGCTTGAATCAATAATCAAGATGAACTGTTAATAACTTTTTACGTCATAAATTAATTTATGACATAAATTGCAATAAAAAACACACAAAATGAGTAATACAGCCCACGTTAACTCGGTTATGAAGTCAATCAACTTGTACACCGACAACATCTATGAGAGCCTTATGGATGGAGACAGAGATGAATTGAACAGAAGCATCTACCTACTAACAGCTCTGCTTAAGGAAGTACAGCAGACATTTAAAGAAGAAATATAATGAAACACAACTATCCAATTGAGATGCAGGAGAGGGTTCTCTCTCTTGTGTCCGAGGGGTTATCTATAACTGCCGCCTCAAGGGAGGCGTGCAAGGAGTATAGTTACCCTTACGAAGACTCTATTAGGAGACACTTCTCAAACCATATAAACAAGGTGAACGAAACCACAGAGAACATCACCTACACTGACACTAATCAGTACGAGGTTGATTCTCAGCTATCTGCCAGAAAGTCAGACGGAACTCTGATGAACATTGAGGAGTACTGTAACACATACGGAATACCCTTCGAGCAAGTTAGGACATATAAGTTAGTCACTCACACTGGAGATGCAAAATATAATATTGCTAGTAACGTTATAAAGAATGAGTCGTTAGAAAATTTACACGAATTATTTTTAAATGATTTAAAGTCTTACGCTCCTAAGTACAATACGTATAAGAGGCAAGAATATATTGACGGTCACTTACTAATAGTAGATCCAGCAGACGTTCATATTGGTAAGTTATGCAGCTCGTTTGAGGTTGGTGAAAGTTACAATAATCAAATAGCAGTTAAAAGAGTTATGGACGGTGTTGACGGAATATTAAGTAAGGTCAATAGCTTTAATATTGATAAGATATTATTTGTTATTGGTAACGATATATTACATATTGATAATCCAAAGAGAACCACTACAAGCGGAACTCCACAAGACACTGATGGAATGTGGTACGATAACTTCTTGATAGCTAAACAGTTGTATGTAGATATTATTGAAAAGTTAATGTGCGTTGCTGACGTAGATGTGGTATTTAATCCATCTAATCACGACTACACTAACGGATTCTTTTTAGCTCAACTTATAGAAACTCACTTTAGAAATTGTGATAACGTAAAGTTTGATTGTAGTATTTCACATCGTAAATATTTTACTTATGGTAAGAATTTAATAGGCACTACTCACGGAGATGGAGCAAAACAACAAGACTTACCTCTGTTAATGGCTCACGAAAGTAAGGACTGGGTTAATTGCAAGCACAAGTACTTTTACATACATCACTTTCACCACAAGATAAGTAAGGATTATATGAGTGTTTGTGTTGAAGCCTTGAGAACTCCTAGTGGTACAGACAGTTGGCACAGCCGTAATGGATACGAGCACGCGCCAAAAGCAGTTGAAGCGTTTATTCACGATAAAAACAACGGGCAGATCGCCAGAATAACACATTTATTTTAAATAATTATGACATATTTAGACGAACACATCAGAGACATAGTGGTAAACGAACCACAAGTGTTAGAGTTTCCTAAGCTAACTGGAGACTCAATAGTAAACAACGTAATACAGAGCTTTATAGAGCGTTCTAACGTAGGATTTAAGAAGTACGGCACCAACTTAGATAGAAAGGATTTAAGTGTCTTAGACTGGCTGAATCATCTTCAGCAGGAAATGCAAGACGGAATACTTTACGCAGAAAAATTAAAAGAGTATATGCCTGCGCAGAGTCAAAATGTAATGGTTATTCAAGAGATAGATCTTTCTGATAATGAAGCTATAGTTATAGCTATTGCTTCTGATAGAAAAAATGCCTTAAGAATTATTGAAGAGTATTACGGAAAGGAGTATACCATGTCAAACTTTAGAGACATTAGAGATAGTGGACTAGATTTTACAGCAGAAATTAATTTCTCTGGTAGTCCTGAAGTTAGGTATCGTATTTGGGGACAAGATTTTAACATAAACGTAATTTAACAATGGGTAGAAAGGCACAAACAATAACCCCGATGCAGAGGATAAAGATAGTGATGAACTACCTTCATTTGCGTGGCGGAAATAAGGAATCTGTCAATTCAGTATATAGGAATATACTGAAAGAAAAATTTAAGGGAGCTATTTAGCTCCCTTTTTTAATGACTCTCTACCCCTTAACATCTGGTTGTATATCTTCTCTCCGTACTTGGCTCTAAATTCAGCGTCGGTCAATTTTACTTGCTTTTGTTTCATATCTGGAATCTCACCGTACCATAGGTCATTTACAACTCCCTTCCCTATCCCTTCCATAGCGTCATCTATAACCCTATCCTCCACACCAAAGAATGAGGCAGCCTTCATATTATCCATTATAGACTTATACATTTCTTTCTGTGCTGAATTTGCTTGGTTGTAGTTAGACTCTAACTCTTCAGCGGTCATCTTTCCATCCTCAAACTTATAGAACGCTGAGTTATATAATCTCTTAGCCTCTCTAATATCGTCCTTAGATTTGTTCATCTTAAACCCTAACTGTTGCCCTACATCTATAGTTATAACCTTATATCCAGTTAGCTGTCCAGCAAGCTCGTTACCTACGTTCTCTGCCTGAGCTATCTTTCTTGCAGATGTTAAACTTCCAGGTTCTAATACCTTGTAAAATCTTTCTGCTACTGCGTTGATCTTGTTTACATTGGTGTCAGCATCATTGTACAGCTTACCTCCGTATGAGTTCTCGTTATTATTAATATCTGTTATAGCCTCAAGAAGCATATCCTTCTTAACAAACGGTCCAAGTATCTCTGACATTCCATTTGTAAAAGACTCCACAGCACCATCTCCAGCCATAAATGAGTTGTAAGCCTTCTTAATACCACCGTGTGGATCTGATGCGCTAAAGTCTACGTAGGAGAACTTACCGTTTCCGTATTCAACAAGTGCCAGATCTGATTTCTTTGACCACTCTGGAACGAACTCTCTTACGTTCTTGTTTAATTTATCTTCCTCATCATCGTCATCTCCTCCTCTAAGAACGGTTCCTATAGCTGTCATAAGTCCAAACTTAACAGACTGAGAGAACGCTATTCCTGCTAGCCTTTTGGCTCCTATAGCCTTTATTTTCTTGTTGCTAGAACTAAGCTCGTCAAATGCTAGAGCCACTGTGTTCCACGCTGTCCTGTAAGCCTCTGCCTGGAACGATATAAACGTACCAGTCACAGGAGCTATTTTTATAAGCTTAACTAGACCAGGGATCCTAGCGTAGTTTGGAAGAACGTTCTTAGTATTCTCAGCGGCAATATTACTCACCATAATCTTCTGGTCTTCGGTTAACTGGTCAAATGGTTTCTGAAATTCAGCGTTAGAGTATCTATCCTTCTCGCTCTCGTATGACACGATCTTGTAGAAGTCATCCTCCAGTTGATATGCCGTGTTTAACTTAGTGATAACCCATCTAGCTGCCTTCTTAGCTTTTTCTAAAGGGTTCTTCTTCAACCTGTTCTCTATAGCTGTATCAAAGTCTGCGTCAGAGAACATAGACTTTATCTCTCCAAGTGCGGCACTCTGATCTATAATTCCAGCACGAATGTACTCGTCTAACTTATCTCTAAGCTGCTCATTACTTGAGTTCCTAAGTACATTGAATGCCTCACCATACTTCTTATAGTTGAAGTAACCGTTAGAAAGCATAAACCAGATGTTACCAGTGACGTTCTTAAAATGAGTGGCTACAGACGCTATAGTCTTGTTCCACTTTACTACAGACAGCAGCTTCATATAATTTGTATACAAACTTACCACTGAAGATGCTACGTTTGGACCTACAAATCCCTCTATAAACTTCTCTGCACTTATACTAGTCTTGAATGCGTCTGCTATCTCTTTAGTAGTGAAAAGACCGTTAAGAGGGTTCATTGTCTCGCTACCCTCTCCAGCTATTTGAACATTAAACTCTGAAGGTTTGTTTATGTCCCCCTCCTTAAAGAAGAAGACTCCCATACCAGCATCTCTAGCAGACTGCAAGAATCTAGCGTTCTCAGCAAGAGTGGCAATCTTAATAACTGTCCTTGCGTAGTTCTGAGATGCGTCAGTGTACTCACCCATTAACTGTCTTATTGATAGTGGTATGTCCAGACGTTGCTTCATAATAGATAAATCCTTAGATCCAGTCTTACCAATTCCTAAGAATGTAGCGGCAGACTCTCCACTTATTAACTCATCTATCTTGTCGTTTATAAACTTCTCAAGTATTATATCTGCATCCATACCAGTCTGCTTAGCCTTAGCCTCAGCACTAGCCCTGTACATATTTCTTAGGTCAACCCTAGCAGCCTCCTTCATCTCCTCTGTAACCTGCTTAGCCCAGTTCTTCTTGTCGAATACCTGGTAGGACCTATTTATGTACTGACCTAAGTTTGCAGCTATAGTCTCAGCCTGGCTTACAGTAACTGCACCTGTTCTAAGTAGCATCTGAGATAGGTTGTCTATGTGCATACGCATCTTTCCAGCGACAGCCTTAAACTCATCAGGCAGCACAGCAGTCTGATCACCCCTTAGGTACCTATCGAACTCATCATTTAAAGCATTTAAATCCCCTTTATATCCCTTAACAAGTTTGTTAAAGTCATCAACTAGGTATGAAGCCCTCTTAGCCTCAGCCTTTATGTTTGCCTCTATGCCTTCCTTAAGTATAAATACAGACTTAGGTAGGAATGACTTAGCCGATAGAGCCCTTCTCTTTACCTGGTCTAGGAATGTGACGATCTTATTTCTACCCTCCTTAGTAAACACGCTGTCTTCCTTTCTTAGTTTTTCAGCGGTAACCTTATTGTACCTAAGTATAGCGTTTGTAGCCTGTTCCCTTGTGTACCCCTTACCAACTAGGTAGTCAGCTATCTCCTTGTCGTTAAATCCTTTTCTCTTTGCAGTCTCAACAGCAGTGTCTATAGGACTCTTCTGTCTTCTTCCAGAGACAAACTTAGGCATAACACCATTCTTCAATGACGAGGCAGCCTCTCTAAACTGCTCGGCAGTTAGCTTCATAGGATTCAGTCCGTCACCACCAGTCTTAACATTCTCAAACGTATCCAGATCAAATAGAGACTCCTGTCCAATAATAGCACCAAACTCAAGGGCAACCTCTCTGTGCTCTCTAGGGATAACTATATTCATATCCACAGATACATCTACTTTTTTTGGGAATTTGTATATACCTAGCTTAACCATAGTCTCATCTCCAACGCTGTCCTCGTTCTCCTTTGCAAAGTCTCCAATCATCTCAGGAGATAGCTTCTCTTGAGTTGTGTTTCCTTCTATAGAGTTTAAAGGCACCACAAGACCACCACCCTCGTACTTCGTTCCGTCTAGGTTAAACGTAGCTCCATCCTCGGCATTTATTGGAAGAGCCTTAACCCTTTCAACCTCTGCCTTAGTGTTTTTAGCTATAGCCTTAGCGTCTACCTGTTTCCTACCTTCAATATTAATTGCTTCTGCTTTTTTAATTTGTTTTGGATCAAATACTACATATTGTCCTCCTTTATATCCAAAATCACCTGTTGACTTAGCTATAAACCCATCTGTATTAGGTTCATAATTTTTAGGTATGTCTTTTGCATCAATAGCATCTACTATTGTTGGATTTTTCATATCTAAATATGCACTATGTATCTTAGCGTATTTAAAATATTTTTCAGGGAAAGGATCTCCTGTGCTTAATAATTCTTCAGGTATATCACTATAATCATCACCTCTTTTATCTCTTTCAAATACTTCAGCTTGATGAGCAAAAAATTCAGCAAAATCTTTATTTTCTGTAAAATAAATACCCTTATCGTTTTTATTTTGAGATGGGTTAAAATCATCAAACTTTATTCCTCCGTGATATACTAAAAGTGGAGCTCCTGTATTATCAATTGCTTTTGTATCTTTTAATTCAGGATATATATTTAATATTTTTTCTTTCTGTCTTCTACCAGACATCCTAGCCCCTGGCTCGTAAGCCAAAGCCTCAGCGTATGCGTCCTTCATCTCTTGAGATATGTCTGAGCTTTCGATCATATCTGTTATCTTATCCTGAGATAATTTAGGGAAGTCCTCAGCTAGGCTGTATAGGCTGTCGTATCTATTCTTTGAGTTCCTCTCAGCGTTTATCTTTTGGTACACATCCTTCAGCTTAGCCTCCTTAGATGTAGGTATTACAGGTTCAAATCCCTTTGTTGAGTTTGACTCGTAGTCCTCTTGGAATGGTTTTGATATAACATTACCGTCCATAACCTGCGTGTCCACAGGCTTAAGAGCCTTAGTAGACTGTGCTCTGCTCATATCGTTCCACTCTGCAACGGTCATATCATACCCAGCCTTCTCGGCTAGCTTGGTTATGTACGCAAGCTGATCGTTCGCTGTGAACGGAAGGTCTGGATGCTTAGCCTTGAACATCTCCTTAGCTTTGTCGTATAGATTATCTGGATCTGTATTGAAGTCGTACACCTTGTCCATAGGGACCTTGATCATATACTTGTCTCCAGACACGTTTGACTCTTGGTACTCAGGCATAGTGTAGAACTGAGACATCCCTCCGACTCTGCCCATAGCTGCGATCTCTGGCTTTGACGTTATCGCTCCCTTGTTCGATCCGTACTTCTTAGGATCTATAGCCTTTATCCCTCTTGGACCAAAGTGATAGAATACAAAGTTACCCTTTCCATCCTCCGTCATATTGGCATAGTTGGATGAGTTCTCTGGAGAGATTTGTTTTCTGCCTTTTACTTTGTCTTTAGAGGTTTCTTTTGCCTCTTCATTAGCTATCTCTATACCTTTATTCAAGCCATCAGATACATATGCGGCATCTTCATTAGCTCCAAGCATCTCGTAAAGCCTCTTCTCAAAATCCCAAATTCTTTCTTGAACCATAGCTGGAGATGTACCTAAATTATTAGCCACAATCTTAAACGCCTTATCAGCAAGCTCTCTCTTTCTCTTTCCCTCCTTTGTAGACTCAGCCCAAGGTGTCTTTATCGCACTCTCCTTGCCTGTCTCTTTATCTATACCAACTAACTTTTCACCAGAGAGTCTTGCCATAGTTCTAGCGTACCACATATCTTTTGTTACGGTAGAAAAATTTCCAAATCTGTTAAGTATATACGATCCTAACTTAGCCCCAGTCATACCAAAGACTCCTATACCTCCATCTTCTTTAGACAGGTACTCATTCTCCTTGGTTGCTTTTGGTCCGCTCAATGGATATCCAAACATATCAGATATATCTTTAAATGAGTGCTTGGATGTCATCCAGTCCATAGCTTTTTTTAAGTCGCCATTATTCTTGTCCAGTATAGCTTGAAATTTTTCTATACCAGTCTGAGAGTACGCTGGAGTAACCTTGCTTCTTATAGGATTTCCTTTAGAGTCTAACTTAGGTATCCCTATGTCTACTCTTTTTTTATTTGGAAGTGTCTCCCATACAGTTGCCATCTTGTCTGAATACCCAGACAGCTCTCCTGTCTTCATATATCTATTGAATATATAAAAACCTTTCCAAGAGTCCATATATGGATTTGCAGACGGAGATGCAAACGCACTAACAAGATGAAACAGCTTCACCTCCTCATCTTTAAGTTCTCTTCCGTAATTTTCCTTTGCGTATTTTTGAAGGGTTGGGTTTGCTTTTTTTGCTATATCCTCATCGTAAAACGACACGTATTTATCTCCCTGAACCTTGCTCCACGCATTTAACTCTGCAGATATGTGGTTCACAAACTCCTTTACAACAACATCATCTGACACATCTTTAATGTCTTTATCGAAAAGTTTATTTTCATTCGCCCAAATATCTAAGAAATTTGCAACATCCTTTGTAGATGATAGTTTTGGTTTTGTATCTGTCAAGAATAGATCTTCAGCTTGTCTTCTTTTTCTTTTGCCTGACAAAGTATTCTCTTCTAGTATTTTATTTTTTCCTAAGACTTTACCAACATCTCCCTCAGTAATCTCTTGACCATACGCAACCTTAGTAGCTATGGCATTCATAAAGTCTAAAACCTGCTTATCTGTGAACGGCTTCATCTTAAGCATCACGGCAATCTTTTCAAGCCACTTCTGAATAATATTCTTAGAAACGTCTGGAAGAGTCTCGTACTCTGAGGCTAGGTAACCTAGAACTTCAGATAGTTTTTCTTCAGCCCAAATTTCTTTTTCATCAGAGTATCCTTCCTCGACAAACGTATTAATTTTATCCATAACATCTGGTCTGCTGGCTAGAGATTTTGCAACCGCCTTTAGCATTCTATTTGTAATCCTAGTGGCAGGTTTCCCGTCTAATATATAGTTCAGCAACACAGCGTGAAACACCTCGTGAGCGACAGTTGTATTGGTTGCGTTGGATCCATTGATATGAATTATGTTCTTACCTCTACTATCCTTATTCATATTGTAGAAGCCTCTATCGTTTCTTCCTACAGTATTAAAGAAAGACTCTGCAGTCTCGTGATACACAATCTCCACGTTAGGTAATAGTTTTGATAGTGCCTTCTTGGCTCTAGCTATCTGCTCCTTAATATTACTTGACGCAGGCGTTATAACCTCGTCAAGCGTGGTCTCTATCTCACTCGGAGCTATCTCTTCTGTTGCTAACTCTATTGGCTTTGCTTCTGCTTTAACTTCTGCAACGCTTGGCTCAACAACTTCACCTGTTGTTTCTGCGGTAGCTTCTTCAGCCTCTCTAAGTTGTCTGTTAAGTTCTTCATCGTTCTCTAGTATTTCATTAATAGCTTGTCTCTGTTCTTCAGTCTGCGTTTGATTTAGCAGTGTTTGATATGCAATATCCTCAGCAATCTGCCCCTCGTACATCACGGTCTTTCCGCTGTCGTCCTTAAGAGACACCGCCTTTACATTTCCGTCTGTGTCGTACTCTACTCCGTTATTAGGAAGTTCTGTCTGTATATTCCACGTATTATCACCAACCTTAATCTTACCCTCAGGAGTCACACTCATAAGTTCGGTCTGAGGCTGTATGCCTAAGTCTTCAACCTTAGTGTCTGAAATTTCGTCAACATTTCCTAGATCGTACGTCTTATTATTTTTATCTTCAAATATAACACGTTGCCCTTCTTGATATATATTACCCTCCACAGGAGCATCTAACTTAGCGCCTCCAAACGATTCAAGAGTAGCTGGTCTATTCAAAACATCAGATACTCTCTGTCCAGAGGTTATAGGTTTAGCTTCAACAGCTGCTGTTTCTGTTTTTACTTTTTCTTCAGCAATAACTTTAGGTGCAACAACTTCAACAGCTGGTGCTTTAGTCTCTGACTCTAATAATTGTATGGCTCTCTTGGTTATTTCGGAATCATTTATAGTTATCGTTTTTGTTCCGTCTGGATTAAGCTCCTTCATAAGCTCTCTAGCGGCCTTATCCTTTAACCTTATCACCTCAGCAGATGGAAGCTCAGTAAGCTTATTATAACCACCTTGAAGGGTGGTGTTTCTTTTTTCTTCTAACTTAGAGTACTCATCCTTTAATTCATTTATAAATGTTTCCTTCTGCTCTTTAGAAAAATTAGAGTCCTTTATTTCTTGAAGTTTAGCTTTTAATTCTGCCTGTTTTACATTAATATCTACTAAAAATTGAGTCTCTTGCGCGTTAAAATCTTTACCTTTTTTTGCGTTTTTAGATACAATATCAAATGACTGATTTGTAAGTTCATTCATTTTTTTATAGCTAATCACTCTTTCCTCTGGAGTTAAGTTAGGGTTGTTTTTTACCTCATCACTTAATCTTTCTATTTGAGATAGGATTTCTTTTGTTTTTTTAATGTCTTTGTTATCAGAGTATATCCTTGCCTTTTGTGCAATTCCTCCCCACACTCCTCCAATCATAGTCATACCTCCGCCCATTAATCCACCAGCTACAAAGCTTTCAAATCTCCTTTCGTTTGCTTGCTGTGTTGATATTTCTTTCCCAGCAATATACCTGTCTGCGGCAATTTGAGCCTCGGCTGTCAAATACTCTGTCCCTCCTTCTAGTCCAAAATTGTAACCGAATTGTTTCCCTAATCTAGAAACCTCCTGCATCGCTCCATCTTCAATTAGTTTTCTTGAAGGATTTGATGCCTTCGCTATGGATTTTTCAATATTTTTTAAAACAGAAACAGTACCCAATCTTTCAAAAAGAGCTTCTGCCCCTCCATACATATAAGAGGTTGCTAATTTTTGACCGAAGGATGTTTTCTTGGCAAATGGTTGTGATTCCTCGATCTCCATTGTTCTGAATTGTTCTCCTCCAGTTCCTGCTCCAAGTAGTGCTGGTCCTAATTCTGGAGCAATTGCCAATGTTACAAATACAGGTAGTTGCTCCGTACCTAATCCAGCCATAAAGGATCCTACATCTGAGAAGTTACTTATGTCTTTTGCCTTGTACTTTATAAATTGCTCTCTATCCTCCGAAGCCTCATCTAGAACTTCATTAGCCATCTTAATATTACCCTCTCTAAAGCCGTATACGTCAGTATCTAAACCTGTCTTCTCGTCAAGATATCTAGCCGTCTCCTCCATTAATTTTACAGTTCCACCAGCTATTCCTTTTGCAAAGTTTTTAATATTTGAAAGATGCTTTTCGTAGTCGTTGTAGTTATACTTAAACACATCAAGCAGTTCATCGCTTGACTTTACTTCTTCTAGTATTTTTGGAAATTTTTGATCTAGGTACTTAAGACCTTCTAAGGACTCATTAGCGTTACCAAGAAGTTCGTTATATTTATCAACTTGCGCCTGAGTTATTTGCTCCCTAGGTATATTTTTTAAAGAGTTGTAGTATTTTTCAAACTCATTTATTTGACCTTTATAAATATCAGCAGAAATAACAGCTTCTTTTAATGAGCTATTCTTTTTTAGATTATCTAATTTTAATTCCTTCCAAATGCCCTGTCTGTCATAATCTTCAGGAAGGTTCGCGTCAATTCTTTTTTCTAGTTGCTTTCTTTTATCGTTTATTCTAAAGATGTCCTCTGCTCTTTTTTGGATGTTATCACCTGTTATAGGCAGACCTTCTTTCTCTAACTCTTTCTTGGCTTGTATTTTTTCTTCCTGTAGTGGCTTGTATTCATCAATAGTAAAGTAATCTTTAGTACCACCTAAGGCTTCGTTTATGGATGATAAACCAGCACCAGTGACGTTCCATATTGATTTAGCAGCCTTGCCTAGATTATTTAAAATTCCAGACTGATTTTTTTCTTCTAAAAGTCTTTCCTCTGTTATATTTTCATCAACCTCGGACTTAGCTTTTTTAAATACTTGTACTGCGTAGCTTTCAGAAGGCTGCTGTGTCTTTTGTTGTTCACTAACTATAGCCCCAACTGCACCTTTACCTCCAAACGCATCAATGCTTTGAAAAGGACTACTTGTTGGACCACCTAAAGCAACCGAAGCCTGCGCTCTTGTTGGTGGCTCTGTATCCGATGAAGTACTTGGCTGAGTAGGTCTCGTAGGAGATCCCCCAGCTTTTTCTTGTGAAGTGGGCTCTGAAGATCCTTTTTTTTTTATAGGTATGCCGAACTCGTCAACAGCTTGTTTTTTAGTTGCAGTCTTTTTAATCGGTATTCCAAATTCATCAACTTCGTCCATACTATTGTATTTTAACTCCTTTTTGTTTTAATAATTTTTCGTATTCGATTGCAGAATAACCTGCTGCTGCTGCTTTTGCTGCTAAATCACTTCTCTTTATAACTGTTTTAGTTTGTGTTCCTCCACCTTGTCCACCACCTGAACCCTTCACTCTTGTATATTCATTATTAAAGTATCTCTCAGCCTCCTCTACACTTCTGAAGTTCCTGTCTTTCCCAGGATAAGGAACTTGTCTAATATAAACAGACATAGCAGGATAGTTCTCTTGATTATTTAAAAGTCTTGTATTTTCACTTATATTTTTCTTTCCCTCTCCAACCTTCACAGTACCTCCTCCAGTCTCATCTCCAGTAGTAACCTCGTCTGTCTCTGTTCCAGATATCTTTGTAACCTTCATTCTTACCAACATTTTCTTACTCTTTGGATCCTTTTCATAAGAAAGAGCGTCAATTCTATCTTCTATTCCTTTACCCTTAGGTATTATAACACCATCTACGTTTAAAGCAACACCTAGTAAATTATTAGTTCCTTTATAGTTCATCCTACTAATATCACTTACTGTAGGAGTGTATTTAGGTGGTTTAGTTGTACCTCCGCCTCCGCCTCCGCCTCTAACAGGAGCGAACTCAGCTCTTGGAGTCTCTTCGTATTTAACTTGAGATAGTAGTTGCTTTTCAAATATTGCCTTAGCCTCTTCACGCATCGCTGGAGTGATGTCAGATATAATGTTTCCTCCCTCTATCCTACCAGCTACAACTCTATCAGTTGGACTAGATTTCTTGTAGTCTGTAAGATTAGGCTTCCAGTCGCTATAGTTTGTAAGTATATCTCCAATTACATTATCATTAAACGCAATACTATTAAAGGCATTATCTAAAAATTCAGCATAATTTTTATTATCCTTTTGATTTGGAGCCTCAAGTGTTCTTACTCCATTTTTCATCTCTACAGTAATAAACGGCTTCATTTTATCTGTAAAGCTAGCAGCCTTTTCAGTAAGATTAACCTTTAAATCTGTATAGTTCTTTATGTTGTTTAAAGTCTCAAACGGCAGAATACCAAACGCACCACTTCTAGGCTGGTTTGTCTTTGGATCTATATCTACAGTGTATGTAAACCCGTCATTTTGATTTTGTATTAGCTTCTTATTTTTAAAGTTTTGAAATCCTCCGTACTGATCTTGAGCAGCGTTAGCCATCTCTGTGGTCAATCCCTTGGCTCTTAATTCAGACATAGCCTTGTAAGTAGGCTCCCAGTTCTTTACAAACGTGTCCAAACTTCCTATACTTGCAGATGTGTTCTGCTTAAAAATCTTGTAATTAGATCTACTATCTTTTCCTTCCTGAACTAACTTTAGACGATTAAACATATTAAATTTAATATCTGCCGCGTGATTCTGAACAAGAGCTCCCAGTGTAGGATCACTACTCTGACTAATCTTATTTATCTCAGTTAGAACATCATTAGCCAGCTGCTTATCAGCCTCTCTATTCTCGTAACGCTGCTGCTCTTGTCTTTGAAGGTTCTCGTTTACGTTGCTGATTACACTACCCCAATCAAGCGTTGGAGCTGCACCTATTTCTGATGGATTCTGATATTTATAGTAAGTTGACATAAATTATCCTAAAGTTGATTTTGGTTGTCCTAATAACTGCATAAGAAGGTTAGGGTTTTGAGATATCATTTGAAGAAGCTGTGCCTGAGTAGGTTGAGCTGACGGTCTTGCAAAAGAAGTACCCCCTAATAAAGTCTGTAATTTATCTCCTTCGTTAGCAAAACCTCCGTAAGTTCCAACCATTCCAGCACCCTGAGTTATAAGTCCTCCAACCCCTTGAAGTGCTGCCTGTTGTTGTGCTACCATAGCTTTTTCTGCAGCCATAGCAGCTGTCTGAGCGCCTTGAGCCTCCTCTAAGTCTAACTTAGCCAGATCTTGATTTATTGCCATTCCAGCCCCAGCCTTAGTCATAGCGTCAGTATAAATTCTGTCGGCAAGAGCCTCTCTTGTCTTTGCTTGTCCTTCAATAGTTGCCTCCTGAACCCCTTGAATTCCTCCAAGTAGCATACGTGGATCCTGAGATAAAGCTTCTACAGCCTGTGCGTTAGCAGCAATACCCTCTCTAAATTGTCTGTCGTAAGCTTGTAATGGAACCTGTGTCGCTTCATATAAATTTTGTTCCTTTCTTCTTCTAGCATCTTCAGCAAGTCTTTCAGCCTCTCTTTTAGCCCCTAACATAGCTGCCTTCTGTTTATCAGCTTGTATGTAAGACATAGCTGTTGAAGTAAGCGTAAGTCCCATACCTAAACCTGAGGTAAGAAGAGATGGTGCTTCTTTAAGAGCTGGTGGAACTGGTGGAGCTCCAGATGCAGCTCCAACACCTGTAATCCCACTCATAGCTGCTTGAACATTTGGCATCATAGCGTTAATATTAATAGGACTCACAGGAGAAAATTGATTCTGTCTTGCTTGAGTTGTAGAACCTAAAAATCCTTGATTGTTTAGCAAAGGATTAAATAATTGTAAGAATGGGTTATTATTTGTTTCAAACATAATTCTATATATTTTACAAAGATAATAATTTTAAGGATAACTTTTAAATACGTTTGATTTAACTGAGAATAATTCAACTCTATCTTTCGATCCATTCTCCAGCTCGTACTGCATATAGTATCCACGCGCACCGTAAGACTCAGCAATGCTATTCTTTATGTACAGTATGTAGTCTCCGTCATTCACTGGATTAGCTAAAGGAGGTGTGTTATTTATCGTTATAGATGTCTTTGTAAATCCTGTAACAGCACCTATAAACTCTATAGTTCCAGCATCATTTCTGTACGCCAAGTCACCAATACTTACGATTGTTCCGATATTAAACGTGAAGTTTAAGATGGTAGCAGCAGTCGCTGGATCTTCTACAGTGTCTACCGAGCCTACACCCTGAGCGGAGCGAAGTTTAAGGTTGTTGTCTCCAGAAAGGCTGCGTATATACGCAAACCAGTTCCCCTCCTTCTCTACAAAGTAGCTTGAGTCTATATCTCCAGTAGACAGATCCGTTATAACAGAGCAGCTCCACGGGCTATTTCCATATGTGGCAATAGTCTTGAAGTTCTTTATAGTCAGCGGCTCCTTATTAAATACAGACGTTACCTTAGATGGTTCAAACGCATCATCGGGAAACCCTAATTCGTCCCACCATTCATAATAAAAGGTGTTCCTATCTACATTGGTGTTGTGCTTGTATAGCTGACCTCCTTTGAAGGAGTAGAACGCTCCGTTCATACCTAGCATCATCTCTGGGTGGTATGAAAAGAATGATGTCCATCCCTCTACGTTCTTATTATATGTTAGTGTGTATTTCATATTCTTAACAAGGTTCATCAAGAGTAATTACAATTCCTCCAACGATACGATCAACAGTACCTTCTAGTGCGCAAAATGCTATAAAATCATCTGCAGGTAAATCAATAGTTCCAGGATTTCCTTCACAGTCAATATATCTACAACTTCCTGCCTCTCCAGAAACAACAGTTGATGCTATATATCTATAGCAATCAAGACATTCTGCACACGGAGTAGGATCTAAAAGAACTCCAGACAATAATCGTCTGTATGTTGTTCCGAACTTATAATATCCGTCAGGCGCTAATGTAGTCAGACTCTCATTAATCCATATACTTGTTGCATTTTCGAATGAATCAGCGTTTATGTAGTACGTATCTGTCTCTGTACAATCACAACATAACATATAAGGATTGGTCTCATCATAACACAATATTATTTCTGTTGTACTTCTGTAATCCCAAACTAAATATAAATAATCAAAACCTATTAAAGCAACATCGTTTATAACAGCCTGATACGTTCCAGTTATAGGAGTAATTGTTGTTAATAAAGGCGATAACTCACTTGGAGTATATAAGTTATTAGATATTAAGTACTTAAACGAGTTAAATTCTGAGTTAAAATTAAACGTATCTCCAGGTAGTTTTTCTGAAATTAGTGTTATATCACTTCCGTTAGCTGGTATCATACCTTGAGATAGACCACCAGTCTGACTTTCATATAACGAAACACCATCAGCCTCCATAGTTATAAAGTCTGTGTTAAATGAACTGTTATAATCTCCAAGAGTCCACTTGTACTTATTGTGTATTGTATCATCCTCGTTGCCAGGATTATTGTAAACAACTCTGTATACAGTTATAGAATCAAGTACGTTGACGCACGACGTGCTTGTGGAGTAAGATGCATTGGTAGATGTTATAGTAATCCTAAGAACGTTAGGAAGAATCTCTGTCTTTTCAAATGTAAAGTCATAAACGTCAGGCTCATCTAAATTCTCATCAAATACAATATCACCTGCGTACTCAACAATAAGATCAACATCCCCATCAAACAATGTAAGGCTTACGGTAACCTCTCCTATCTCATCACCTATCTCCACATCAAACTCATACACACCGTTTACATTCTGTTTAGCTATAGTAACACCACACCCGTAAACATCTAGCTCTGTAGGCATATATGTCTCGGTAAGGTGAAGCACATACTCATCCATATAAGGATCATAACCACCGATCTTAAAGTAGTTCTGTGAGTTCTTGAACTCGTCTCTGAACCAGTACTTCATACCCATATCGGAGACAATACTAAGCGCATCACTCTGAGCTGATCCGCCTCTTAAGTTTAACACTGAATTACGCTTGATATCTGTAAAGTAAACCTCACCACCAAATACAGTAAAGCTCTCAGGGTTGTTACTAATTCCGTAGTCCTCAATCCTTGCTATCTGAGTACCAAGCACCTCTGGTATAGACGCTATCTGACCTCCACCTGTAGAGTCTGAAAGTAAGTTCTTTCCAGCCAGAACATATGATATCTTATCCTCTTGAAGTACAAGTATATCTGTTCTCCTTGCGTACAATCTGTTGATTGGTCCAAAGGACTTTTCTAGATCCTTAAAGTTTGCTAAAGAAAGATTAAACTCATTTAATTTATTAATATTTGTCTCAGCATTATATATTCCGCTGTACGTTATAGTTGCATACCTGTCAGAAGACATATAGTCCTCCTGAGCCACAGCGGTAACACGCTCACCTAAATAAAAAGGTGCTCCAATTACAGAGTCATTTATCTTATAACTCTCAACACCGTTGCCAAAACTAAAGCAGTCAAAGAAGTTAAGCGTAACCACCCCATAACCTAAAGGATCTGAATCAGATGTTTGATCCCTGTCTCCAGGAGCGTCTCCACTCATATGATAACCATTCACAATTGGAAAGCTATCGCTTCCCTCGTAGTATATCTCTCCATCAGCATCAAGAGACTCTGTCTCAAAGACAAATAATCCTGTAGCCTTCTGTATTGTTATTGTTCCTCCAGTATACGATCCTCTATAGTCAATACCTGAACAAGAAGGTGTTCCTGATCTGGCTAAAAAAAACAATCCACCTGTTGGTACGGTTGGGGAATCTGGATCGACAAATTCCTTAAAAAACTGAAACTTATTAACCCCAGCTTCTGCAGGGAATAATGGGTAAACAGAACTAATATATGCTTGCGTTCTTTTATAAGGAACTGATAAGGATCTATCATAGTCATTAGTATTAACATCATCATCATCTGATTTTATCACCCCTTTTTCAAAATCAACACCCTCTCCTATACAAAACAGATAGAAGTTATCATAGTCCTGACTAGATACTACTGTTTTTTGAAATTTATATGATCTACTACCACAATTAGAACCCCTTCCGTTTCTATTCATACCTATATTAAACTTCACAATACTTCCAGCAGGTATATCGTGAGGTATTTTTGATTGATTAGTTGGTGTAACTGGGCCTGGTATAAAATCAGGATTATCGTAACTTAAATCCCATCCTGCTGCTTGATAATTAGAAAGTGTTTTATTAGTACCTTCTATAAAAACAAACGAATTGGTTTCGTATACAGCCTCAAAATTACTAGCCCTAATCTTCATATAGATTCCGCTAGGCTCATATATTATATTATCATCATTACTTCCACTAATAAAATTATTTGATTGAGCTTGTACGTCTAAAATATCTATCGTTGTTAAAACATCAAGGGCTCCATTAGAGTCTCTCTTTACTATCAACCTTTCACCAACTCTTGCCTTGCTTATATTCTCTCCCTCTAACTTAAACCAACTAAAACCATTTCCGTCTTGAAAGAATAAATTAGTATATAGGGTTTCATATTTTGATCTTGATGGTTTAACAACAAACTTGTATCTCTCAGCCCAAGATGGTGCTAAGTTACTTATTGTAGCAACTATATAATTTTTTTTATCAGAAGTAGACGCTGGAAAAAATACTGTATTATTATTACATACCAAAGCCGTAGAGCTTCTTAAATATTTATCTTGATAGACAATACCAACCTCGTAATCTCTGTTGCTATGTAAACTTCTTTTGCTATTTAATTTAGATAAAACAGCTGTAGTTCCAGTATCAGCTAAGTACTCATACGCATATAATACTGGATCTGGATCATCAGTTCCTGAGAATTTTATAGCTGGTATCTGTAGTTTTATAATGTTTGGCTCTAACGAGGATGATATTATTGTAAATCCTTGATCTATAGCGGTTATACCTGTCCCAACTTTTTCCCATAATGGAGGTGCAGTTTGTATAGTAGTTAAAGAGCAATTAAATTTATCGGTTAATGAAACTCCTTCTGCACATTCATTTATAGGTTGATGAGCATAAACTTTCTCTATAAATAATGGATCATTAGCTAATGAGTAAGCATTTACATAGTCTTGAGTTATATTAAAGTTAAATGTATAGTTAAACTCATTTAATGGAGCATCTGCCTCATAAGTTGGATCTCCAGCAAAGTCATTGTGAAAAAGGCTAAATTGTATTGATAGGATAGATCCATTTGTAATATCTACACCTGTAAAGTCTAACTCTATAATTGAACCAGGTATGGTACGTGAACCTCCTAAAGTATACGTTCCAGATAGAGCTGTTACCTCAATATCTTCTTCTAAATTATCTTCACTTTCTGCTGAAAGTGTATAATCTATAACTGTATCTATATCGTAACCATCTACATAGTTTCCATATATAAGCCTGTTACCCATAGTGGTCTGAGACTTAGCCGTTAGAGGAACGTTATCAAATAGCCTTGTAAGCTCTGAACTTGGAAGTACTGTGTATATTTTTTTATTATCGAACTGAATAGTCTTAATTTCATTATCTCCCCATCCATTATCAATCTTATCAAACTTCTCGATTATATTAACTATGCTTGAGTCTGAAAGCTTAAAGCAAACATCAACACCTACAACATTTTCTCCGCCTGTGTTAAACGATATATTATAGCTATTAAACACATTTACCATAGATCCATTCGTGTATGTTGTATAGTCAACGAAAAAACTTTCAGGCTCGAACGCTATATCACTAAATTGAGATAAAGCACTATACTCTCCATCTCTATATTTATATCTATAAGAAAACGATATAAACCTTTCACTCATATAATTCTCGTCTCCACCTATAATAAAAGGAGATATTTCTGGAGCCTCTATAGGAGGTTGAACTATAACTGATATATCATCATCAGTTATGTTATCTACTCCCATTGTAGGATACGCGTACGATCCTCTTACATTTATTCGTCTTGGAGGGTTAAGATTATCCGTCCAGAATAAAAGATTATCAATTAAATCGATACCATTAACCAGATACTGAGTATCAAAGTTTAGTACCGTGGTGGATATAACGTGATATATAAGTGTGCTTGTTCTTTCGTTGTACGATAAAACCATATCCACATTCCCTGGATCTGTTACGAACCAGTATATCGTCTCGTGCTGGCTATCCTCATACGCTCCAATACATCTTGCATCGGTAGAAAGTTCTTGACCTTCGTAAAGAATAGATACAATCTTAGTATTACCTAATGAATTCTCAATAGCACCAACGCTATTGTTTTCAGTAGATCCTATCCTTATATTTAACGCGTCAATATATTCTCCATCTGGAAGAACTCTCTCGTCAAGCGACTTATTCATTCTACCCTTAAGGAACGTAGTATTTAAATCCATACCTATTTAATCCACTTATCTTTGCCCCTCATATTCATCAATAATCTTCCAGGGTGTATGTTACTCAATCTTATCTTTGCGTTTCTTAGAAGGGCTGTCTTCTCCTTCTTAGCTCTATTCACAACATACTCCTGAACTCCGTACTTATTTGTAAGCACGTTGTACTTAATGTATGCGTACAAGAACTCCTCAGCCATCTTGTTTACAGTAACCTCAGAGTCGTCTCCTCCCTCCATACCGTCAGTAACATACTCAAGTATACAAAGCTGACCAGCCATACCTGATCCAAAGTTTATAACGCCTGACTTCTTGTCTATTCTGTACGTAGGGTTTACGTTTGCAGTCTCTGTGTTCAGCCCAAATCTTGCACCAATAGTGTGGTTGAAGTACCACTTACCGTCAAGATTGTATCCTTCTAGTCCGTTAAACTTACCGTCACCTAGGTAGATGCTCTTGTTTAACTTGTGTATCCTGTCGTAGTCTAATATAGATGTACCCTCCAAAACATTACCGTCCTGATCGAACAATACTCTACAGCTGTTATCCTGTAGGTATGAGTTACTGTAGTTTGTTTGAATGTTCTCAGTCAGTGGTCTTAACACACCATCCTTGTACAATGATATTCTAACATAGTTCACGTAGTCTGGTGGCAGTACCAGCTTAAGGTCGTCACATATACTAAGCTCAACGATCTTAATCTCTTTCAAGGCATCGTAGTTCAACTCCTGAATACCTCTCTTTGCGTGAAAAAGGATCTCGTACTTGTCAACATTATTAACAAGCTTATTGTTACCCACATACATCAACATAAAGTTGTTAACTATATCCTTTAGCGATACATACTGGTACGTTCCCCAGTTTTCATTCTCTGGAGAGTTTCCAGCGTTCTCATAGTATTGATAGCCAGTTAAGTATGCCATAATTATTGTTGTTGACTAAATGTTGGTTGTTCGTGTTGTTCTTGACCTAGTGCGTAAGCAGCAACCTCTTGCTCTCTTATCGATATTCCAGCGTACTGTAGTATCTTCATAACCAGCTTGTACTCGTCCTCTGCAGGAAGCTGAAAGTCTTGGTAATCTGGTTGAGACTGATCAAACATAGGCTCACCATTTGGAAATGTAAAGTACGTCCACTTAGGATCCTTAGGATACGTAAAGTAGGTACATCTTACGTCATAATTATTTGTATCGCTGATTGTGTCAGGATACAATACAATGGTAGATGTTCCTAATGTGTTCTGCTCGTAAGTGTATACTGGGTACATCAACGATGGTCCTGTAAGGTTTGAGTCCGAAAGCATCATTATCCTTGCGTTAGAAACCTTCTCAGCTGTACCGATTCTACTGCCTGAACTATTAAGACAGTCTATTCTAAGTATCATATAGGCTGCACTTCCAGTCGTATCTTCTGAAGGAGCCAGCCACTGATTGTCATTATAATTATCTAAATTTGATGTGACCAAGAAAGACTCAAGAGTCTCAGCTATTGGCTGCTCAATATCAGCGTAGTCAGTACCTGACATACGAGCATTCTCCATATTGATGGTCTTGTTATAGGAAGAGTAGTACTCCTCGTATATCTCCATCTGTGCCTGCTTGGCAAATAAGTTGAAATCAGCAGGTGTAATATAGCCGTAGTTATTCTTATTTATAACAGATAGAACTGTATTTCTAACTGAGTTTATCATATTAAAAACTTTTTACAAAGATAATAAAAAAAAGCACTCTGATTAGAGTGCCTTTAGTTTTCTTTAAGAACAAAAACAATTACGCAATAGCTATTCCAGAAACAGCGAATGGTAATAATGTAACATCGTAAGTTACTTTTGTCCATCCCTCACCTAAGGCTGCAACAACAGCCGCTTCAACAGCGTCTCTCTGTGTTTCAACACCTGCACCAGCAGTAGCGTGAGTGATAGTAACAACTTTACCTCCACCGTAAGTGATGGTAACAGTAGTAGTCGATGCTTGCTCGATAAGTTTAATGTCTGTAGCAGATACAATTTGAAATTGCTCGTTAGTTACAGGGATACTTAAAAATTTTTCCATTTTTATCTTTTGTTTATGATTAATAATCTTTGCAAAGATACTAAAAAAAAATATTAATCTAAATGGCTCTCAAGTAGTCTAAGTGTCTCAATTCCATCATCTGACTTCAGGTGTGATGCCAAGATAAATAAGTGATTCTCACCGTAAGGAACTGTCAACAACTTCTTCTTGTTTGTCTCAAGGTTGAAGTATACATCTCTACCTTTATTTTTAAGCCTCAACACGTCCTGATCAAATAACTTAGCGCAGGTGTTTTGCAGCTGTAGCATTGGATCGTTTAGCATCTCCATAAACTTCTGAGGGTATGTTCTTGAATAAACAAGCACATCTCTCTTAAGCTCAGCAGTTGACATCTTGTCAATCTTACCTCCCAATACAACTCTAGCAACAGCCTCAAGCATATCAACCGTAAGGTCTCTTGCCGCTAACTGTGCATCCAACTCTGTAGTTAACTTGTCAAACTGCTCTGACGCGTCTTTCTCTGTATTTACTTCTTCAAATATCATTCCATTTCCTGGGTGATACTCTAAGAATTTTTGTAGTACTGGATTTGTTTTGTGTACCGTTAGTGATCCATCAACAAATACAATAGGCTCTAAAATAGCAGAACCATCCTGCTCATCCTCGAAAGGTGATTTCTGATTTCTTGCATATCTAAGTGGTCTGTTTGATTTTCCGTCAAAGTAGTATAACGGACTTCTTGAAGTGTTCTTCGATGTCAACATATATGACAACGGAGTGTTTCTTTTTTTTAATACGTAGATTCTATCTACTAATGCAGTTTCTTTACTCATTTGATATAATTTAATTTGTTAAAAAAATAACAGGGAGAGTATCTCATCTCCCTGTTGGGTATTTATTTATTATTAGCTATTAGCTTCGAATAAGAAGAAGTTGTTAGCACCTAAAGTACATAAAGCTCTCTCTGATAAGAAGTGTACCTCCATAGCATCTAAGCTAGAGTTAGAAGCACCACCAGCAGAACCAGTAATCCAAGTTTTGTAACGACGATCTTCAGTTTCAGAAGCTCTGTAACGTACGTGTAAGAATGGTCTCTTAGCGTTTTTACCTAATACTTGGTCGTAAACAGTTGTAGATCCAGCAGGAACTAACACACCATTGATAGCACCACCAACTACTCCACCACGTGTAGCAGCATCGTTTAAGTATTTCCAGTCAGTCTTGTAGAAGTCGTAACCTCTTCTGAATCCTGTAAAACCTAAGTTCAAAGCCATATCTTTATCGTTATCGAATAAACCGTAAGATGTACCACCAGCTCCATAAGAGTTTTGAGCAGCTAACATATCATCGATATCGAAAGAGAACTGACGGTTAACGAATAACACATTCTCTTGGATAGCACCTTGCTTGTCAAGACGTTGGATAATAGTATCGAAGTCAGACAATGTAGTTGGGTTACCACCACCCCATACGTTTCCTCTTTGAGAAACTGAGTAGAATAAACCTTCAGAACCTTTGTTACCAACAACAGATTGGTTAGCAGCTCCTGAACCAGACTCAGCAGGTACAGCTTCGATCATAGCCAACTCTAAGTAATCCTCAAATCTCAAACGAGTTTCGTGCTCTGATTTGATGTACCATAAGTAACCAGTAGCTCCGTTCTCAGAAGTAACCTCAACCCATCCGATTTGAGCCATATCTGAACCAGATACCGCATACTTATCTTTGATGATGATTGGGCTGTTCTCTAAGATCAAGTCATCAGCCTCTAAAGACTCTTCCATTCCTTCAGTACCTTTTCTGAACTCTGAACCATAAACAAATGCAGTTACAACATCAGTAGCTCCAAAAGTTTGACCACCAGCCTCGTAGTAAGCTACGTCAAATTCTCCAGCTGCATAGTCAACAGCGGTGATGATAGCCTTGTTAGATTTTGAAGCTTCGTTGTTATCTGACAAGAAAACTGTCTGACCAACTCTGAATGCAATTCCACCGTTACCTGGTACTAATGTATCATTAACGATAATTGTAGCTGTATCAACTCCAGCTGCAAAACCTGTAGCAACACAGTTTACATATTTAGTGTGTAAACGACCTTGCTCTGCCCATTTGATAAGGTCAGAAATAGATGGCATCTCAGCTCCAACTGATCTTAAGAAAGATGCAACTGAACGGTTACCATATCTTTCAAACTCTTTCTCGTAAGTATCTGGAAGATACTGATTCAAGAAGTCAAAGTTTGTAATGTAATTTGATGCAAGAGTTTTTCTCTCTGCTGAAGGCTGCAAATCAAAGCCTGGTGTAGATAATACTGACATTTTTTAAATTTTTTAATGTTATTTTATACTTTTAAACTTAAGTCCACGACCACCACCATCGTCTATACTTTTCACTTTAACTCCTGATGAGCTGATAGATTGAGGAGATGTTCTAACCTCCATATCTATATTCTTTGTTTGTTTGGCGGTATCTAATAACGCCTCAGCTTTACCTTGTTCGTAAAAGAACTTGGCAAATTTTTCAGGATTCATAGCTACAGATAAGGATCTGTGATAACCAACAGCGTCTGAAATTAACCCGTCACTATCTAAATATTTAGATATATAATTTGTCAGATCAGATTGAGACTTCTTTAGGTCTGCTGGATCACCAGGTAAAAACTTTAAATCCTTGTCACCAATGTTGAAATCAAAACCTTTGAAATCCTGGTTGAAAAGTTCTTCCGTCTTCTTCTGAAAATACTCAGACTTTTTGTAATTCTCTTGCTGCACGGTCTGTGCGTCTTGAACGTATTTCTTGTAAGCGTTGTAGCCTTCCTTATCCTCATCTGGAACTGAGCTACCCCTTGACTCAAGTGGTGACTTGTACTGCTCCTTCTGATCTTCAAAAAACTTCTTAGCTTTGGCAAGCTCTTTCTTCTTGGCAATCTCTTTCTTCTTAATATCCTTCTCCTCATCAAAGTCTGGATCGTATCCAAATCTATCTTCGATCATATAGTTGATATCCTCGTCATCCAAGTCTGACTCGGTAGCTGAATAATACTCAGCTAAAAGCTTCTCTGGAGATAGTGTATTGAAGTCCTTACTTAACTTCATAAAGTCATCAATACCTCTACCAGTCTCTTTCTTATACTTTAAGAATGCTGAGACATCTGAAGGTAATTCCTCGTTAGCCTCTCTCTCCTTAAATAGTTCATCAACAGAGTTGATGTCCTTGTTGTATCTTCCCTTAATATAGGACAATACGTCTTCGTCTTTTAACTCTGGAGCAGTTGTCTCTTGAATTACCTCTTCAGTTACAACTTCATTTTTAACATCGTTTGTAGATTCGTTGTTAAACTTCTCCTCGTGCTTGTCTAATAACTCTTGTTCAATTTCTTGCATTGAACGTTCTTCCCCTGCGCCAATATCGCGCACTGTAAAATTTTCCATTTGATTTGATTTATTAAATTATTGGCACTAATATTAAATCAGTGCCGTTTTATAGTTTTATGACAATGTCAATAAATACTTTAATTTTGCCGCCTCACCCGAAAGTGATTGAGCCATATTACAGATATCTGGATACTTATTAATATCACCATAAACTTCAAGCTCGTTGGCAAACATTAACACCTGATCTGTAAGCTCTATAGAATCTTGACCAGACTTCATAGGCTCGATTCGCATACCCTTGATTCTCTTTCCGCTATACCCCATTAACTTCTCAACAACCTCATCCTTAAAGTCCTGTAAGAACTCATAGAATCCTCCTGTTGCCTTGTGTTCTGCGAAACTTCTTGTCTCCCAGTGGATCATATGGAACTGCTCGTGAAACGTAGCTAACCTCCCTGCGATATCTTCTGTTGTCATATTATTATAATTTTTGCAAAGTTAGTAATTATTTTATTATATTATCTTGGCTCAAACTCAGCCAAGTCAAATCCGTCAAGACTATCCTCTGTTGATTCGAAATCTACAGGTGGTAGGTTGTTCTTACGCTGCTCAATCAGCTTTGACTGTGTTGTCGCCTGCTTCAATATTCTATTGTCCTTAGCCTTCTCCTTCATCTCGTCCTTCATAGTTATAGCCTGAGCCTCGACACCTTTAAGCTGCATATTCATCTGGTACTCAATATTCATAAGCTCCATCTTAAGCTGAGCTTCAGACTTCATCTTCTCTATCTCGTATCCAATCTCTGCCTGCTTGATCATCATCTTAGACTGTGTCTCTGCTTGAATTTGTTGCATAGCATTCTGAGCAGCCATCTGCTGAGACTGAGCATTAATCTGAGCCTGCATCTGTTGAGCCTGCATAGCGTTCTGCTGATCCTGCTCTTGCTTCTTACGTCTCTTAAGCTTAAGCAACTGATTGGCAAGCTTAATGTTGTTTATCTCTCTAATATCTATAGCGTCCTCCAATGTTATTGCATCCCTTGAAAGTGCAACCTGAATGTTCTGCTCTAGCTTAGTCTTCTCCTCCTCGTCTGGAGACATCTCTATAAATATACCGAAGTCGTATATGTATATCTCCTTAATCTCTTCAAGAAGACTTACATTGTACTTACCGATCTGCATAGCGAATGTCTCTGCAAAGTCAGAGTACTCTAATATATCAGCAACCCTGTACGATATAGCCTCAGCCAATCCCTTAGTTATGCTTAGACTTCCGTCTAGTATGTGTCTTGTGGCTGTGTTTGAGTTTGCCGCTGCAAGCTTCTGTAGACCAACCAAAGAGTTAGGATCTGGCATACTACCATCCCTAGCCTCGTTCAATCCTGTCACATCTCTAATCATACTTAGGTAGTGGTTGTAACTTCCGATTAATGAAGCTATCTTACCCTGACCGCTGTTAGAGTTAAGCTCCTGAATAGGAACCCTTGCGTTATTAAACTCACCATCCTGGGTGTAGCTTCTACCGATAACACTACCAGTCTGGAAGTATAGTCTAAGCGCATCCTCTGGATTGTATGCCGCCCCGTTACCCAAGTCGACCTCGTTAAGTCCATCGGCATCAATGAACACACCATCAGGTACAACCTTAGATATAACTTGCTGTAGTTTTAAGTGAGTAACCTGAATCAAGTCAGCAAATGGTATCATACGTCTAACCAATGACTCTATGTTACCCTTGTACATTCTTGGAGCTACCGCTATATAGTTTGGAAGCGCGTGCTGAGATGATGACTTAGGTCTAACCATATTCTTGGAAAGCTCCCACTTCAACATAATGTTAGTACCCATCACCATAATACCATCGTACCACACGTCGATAGTCTTCTCTACCTTCTCGAACTTACCGTCCTCCATCATCTCGTTAGGAGGGTTAAACGTGTCATCCTTCTGGATCATTCTAACCCCACCTGTGTCTAGTACCTTTTTCTTGTAGACAAACTTCTTTGTTGTCTTGTAATTAACATAAAGAAGAGTGGCAGAGTCTCTACTAAACAAGCTGTTCTGATAGAACTGTGCGTTGTTATAATAGTTGTACCAAGACTGGCTATACTTTGAAATCTCTTCAAGCTGCTCGTTTGTAAGCGTAGGATCAATCTTAAGCAGTTCAGTGATAGCTACAGTCTTAATCTCTCCCCAGTAGAAGCAATCTCTAAAGTGTGGATCCTCTGTGTAGCTGTGAACTATATTGGCAGGATCTACGTAGTCAATCTGAACGCCACTTCCTGGTAGGAACTGGTGCTTAACTATACCCTTACCAAGTACGGCTAGGTCGTAGTCAACTCTGCTTCTTATGTCTGAGTACTTGTTGTCCTCTAGTATCGTGTTAATTGCAGTCTCCTCAGCAATCTCTATCGCTGGCTTGTAGTTGATCTGCATAAATAGGTTAAGCTCCTCTGAATCCTGAGGCAGCTGATCAGCATTTGTATCAAACGCATCAACCCCAAAGCTATCCTTTATCTGATTCAGAATATCCTTAGATACCATATCGGTCTCTATCATATCCTGATACTTGCTACGTCTCTCTGCAGATACTGCATCCTGAGCGTAAGCCTTAACTCTAAAAAGTCTGTCAGACATACCGTTAACAACGATATCGACAAACTTTGGTATAATTGGAATCGGTGTCCAATCTAAATTTAAATGAGAAAGGTCACCATCTACTGATAACTCGTTCTTATACTTAGCAACTGATTGTTCTCCCCTTGCGTATAACCTAAGACGATGAAACTCACCCCACTGATTATAGAATTTACAGGTACCGCTGTCTCGTCTGAACCACTCGTATTGCACGGCTTGAGAGATCTGAAGACCGTATTCGTATGTTGCTTTTTCTTTATCAGAAGCAAATTGACTTGGGAAACCTGCAGGATTAATGTTAATGGTTACATCCTTCATTTACTTTATTATTTCGCTATATCTTCCGTTGTTATTATATCTTGCAAATTTAATACTTATTTTCGAATCTTTTTTAACTGCTTGAAATGTGGATCTTTGCGTTGCCATTATGGCTAATCCTGAGCTAATTGCGGCATCAAACTTTGTCCTGTCGTTTATATCAAACTTAGCCCAGTCCTCAAGAGTCTTTGTAAAGTACATAGAGCCCATCTCATCTGGATCCCTGTACGTACCCTCTAGATCTAAACCTACGTACTTCTCTATATACGACTCAATTCCAGACGCGTGAGCGTGCTTAACATCCTCAGACGAGTTAGGAATACCCCCAAGCTCTTTCTCTGTCTTAGAGAGCTTGTGAGAGGGCTTGTCAGGTCTATTTAAAGAGAACGCCCTGTAACCCCTTGTCTTGAAGTGATACAGCAACCTCTGCTTGTTATTCTCTATAAGGACTGGCATACCGTAAAACACACACGCCATAAGTACGTCCTCAAAGAATATCTCTGCCGTCTGTGGTCTGGCTATATACTCAAGGAAGAACTCGTTGCTTGGCGCGTTGTCCATATTGAACTTAGTAAGTCCGTGAAGCGCTCCCTTAGATCCTCCACCACCTACAGTTCCAGATATGTCGTACGGATCACATCCAAACGCTCCAATGTGCTCGTTGCCTGGATGCTTAACTCCGTTCCTTGTGATCACGTTATTCATAAGCTGATTAGATGGAATCCAAGATACTAAGAATCTTCCCCTTACGTCTGGAGTCCATACAACTGTAGAGTCCTCCTTACCATCCTTCCAGTGGAACGATCCCCTTGTAAGAACCCTGTCCTTTATAAGTGAGTCGTTGTAATCAACCTGCTGGTATATCTTTGTAAGGTTAAATATAGATGCCTTGCTCTCGTCTCTAAACGCGTGACTCTCTGTCCTTGGGAACTGACGATAGAACTCGTTAAGTGCGTCAGGATCATTCTTAAGCGAGTCAACCTCATTCTCCCAGAAGTCAATAGCACCTATCCTTATAGGTCTTCCGTCCACACCCTCTACTGGTTTATTAGGCTGTCTAAATACTGGCATACCGTACCTATCAATATAACCCTCGAAGTTCCACTCCATAGGAATAAACAGAGCGTACAGTCCAGTCTTTGTCTGACCGTTTGCGTTCCTTGTTGTTATCTTTGAATCCTCGTACAGCTTCTTAAAGTTTCCACCACCCTTCTCAAGGGCGTTTACCGTGGATCCCATCAGGCACTTTCCAATGATCTTGCTACCCAGACGAAGACAGGTCTTACGAACCCTCCATCCGTTTAGTATGTTATTTGGTTTCTCTAACTTTCCAGACTCGTCCTCAATGAGCAGCTTCAGCTTCTCACCGTCATACGAGTTGTCAGAGGTGTTACTCCAGTCGATAGACGTGTCCAACCCCTCAAGGTTAGAGTTGTCGCTCTCGTACATATTCTTCTTGGTAATCTTAGATGCTGGCACTCTATAGGCTAGCTCTGTCTTTGGCTTGTCCATACCGTCCATAATAGGCTTGAAGAAGAACGGGTAGTTGCTAGATATAGGCACGACCTTATCGGTAAACATCGCCTTGGCATCCCCTCCAGTCTTTGAGCATATCCCAATCCTTGCATTCTTTGCAAGTGTTGCCACATTTACGGACTCTGACGATGCCATAAATGAGAACCCAGAACGTCTGATCTTTAGGTACGTCATTCCGAAGCACCTGTCGTCAGCCTTGCAAGCCTCCCAGAAGATAAAGAAGATTCTGTTAGCCTCACGGAAGTCTGGGTGACCTACGTCAATCTTTGTCCACTGAAGGTACATATAGTGACTCCCTGTTATGTATGTCGGCACTCCGTTGTTCATAAAGAACATACCGTCCTCGCGCCTTACGAACTCATTCTCTATGTAGTCAACCCACTTAGCCTTGAAGTCCTTCTGCATCGTGTGCCACTGGAATATAGACTTTATATTGTGCAGCTCCTTTGGATATTCAGCCGCCTCCCAGTACTGTTTCTCCTTCTTTTCGTCCCTTTTATGCACAATATTTGGGACGAGAGGTAGCGCAATATTTAGTCCGTTTATGTTGTATATCTCGCCAATGGTTCCGTCCTTAGAGATTACAACTATGTCGTACTTCTCATTGTATCCGTACTCCCAAGACCTCTTGTTATTACCACCAGTAAGAATACCTGCTGGGATGAGGTTGTGAACTACGTTACTTAGACCTTCCCTCTGCAAATCCTTTGATTGTAGGCTCCTTTGTTTTTGACTCTCCATTGATTAACTCCTTCTCTAATTCGATTCGATTAAGTATTTGAAAGGCATCCTCTATTGCAAGCCTCTTGGTAGCGGCAGCGTTCTTAAGTTTATCTGCCGTCAGGTCTGTCTCGTCTCCAGTAATAATCTTATCCTCAGCGACCTTTATAAGCTCATCAACAGCCTTGTATCCAGCCTCGATGATTCTCTTTTTTATATCCGTTAGTTCCATTTGATTGTAATATTTTTAGTGAACATCCTGTACAGTTTCTCTCCGTCAATGTTAAACTCGTACTCGCTGTCTGGCTCGAACGAAACCTCGTCACCTTCTACAACTCCTAACTCTCTAAGTTCATCGTTTGAGTACTTGACAACTCCAATAAGCGGCTCGTATACGCCACCCTTGCTTATGTATGACTCACGTGTCTTCACTGGTTTTATAAAGCAGTACTTAGAGTGTGTCCTCCACTCACCGTTGTGGTTGTACATAAAGTACTGGTCCTCATCGACAAAGAAAAGGTCGTCCTTCAAGAAGCTTGTTCCGCTCCTCTCCTTACCCTTCATGTCGTAGTAAATCTTAAACGTGTTGTGGTGAACTAGAAGTATGTCACCGACACAGATGTCGCCAACATAGTTATTTGGGACTGACACAACCTCGGCAAACCTGTTTGTTGCCGTGTGGTCCTCCTGAGATACACTGGTTATAAAGTTGATATCGCCTATCTTCTTTATATTGTCGTACCTCCTACCGTTTGTAGGTCTAACGACAAAGTAAAATGGCGATTTCATTAGAAGTCAATATTATTCTCTGTAGATATAGGCATATTAGCATTAAACTTCTTCCACTTCTTAATCTCGTCATCCTTCTCGATCCAGATCTCAAAATCTCCAGTGCTTTCATTTATTCCGATATGATTTATCCTATGGCTACCACTAAGAACATCCTGACCTACTATGTAGTGCATAGCGCCATTCTTATAGTCAGCGCCAACTGATATCTTTCTTATTATATCCATTCGATTTGATTTATTTAATTGTAAACTAATATCTCAACATTTACTATTGCTGAACTAAAAGGTATAAATTGTGTATTGTTATCTGTTCTTGCTGAAATATAATTTATAACAGATGTGGACTGTATAAAAGGATTGAAAGAAACAACTACTCCACTTCCATAATAAGTGGTAGACGTAGCAAATGTTTTAGATGTGGTAAATAAGGCACTTGAGGTGCACGTTATAAACCCACCGCTATATGCCCACGTAAGACTACCACCTAAATTATTTTCGTGAACGGTAACATTTATTACTCCTGATTGAAAATTTAACGAAGCTCTATATGCTTTATATAATAAAACAGCTGTTCCTTCAGGTCCTTGAGGTCCAATTGGTCCTGCAGGTCCTGTTGGTCCTACAGCACCCTGAGATGCTAATAATGCCCAGTGTGTTGGATCAACATCTGGAGCAGTTGTTCCTGAAGTAGCCAATATACAGAACCAAGACGCACCATCATACCCTACAGCATCGTCTGCTACGTAAGACGTTCCAGATACCCACTCACCCTGCCACTCTAAACCAGCAGGTCCGACAGGTCCTTGAGGTCCAGTAGGTCCAGTATTTCCTTGAGGTCCAACAGGTCCCTGATTTATATCGCCTATAAGATCGATAATACTCCCGATACTAAAGTTCTTAGTAACGTCAGAGCTGTTTACATCTGTACCGATTAATATATCATCCTCTGTAGGATTCGAAATTATAGGATATTCGCTAATTTTTGTCATCTGTTATTTCTCCTGTTTCTAAGTTTATCTTTACGTTACCGTACTTCTCTAATAAGTCAGCCTCTATTGATTTAAATTCAGATGATAACTTATCTAAGTCATTAAATACTAAGTTCTTCTGAGATTGGATATTGCGATTTGCAATCTCTAAATCTGCCAACTTTGCTCTAAGATCTACGAAGCTCTTATTTAAATCTCTTAATGTTTCTAACTCTTGTTTTTCTATTGCTTTCATTTTATTAAATTTTTTACAAAGATATAAAATTATATTATCTTTTCTTTAGAAAGTATTTCATATCGTTCAGCACTAGAAGCGTTGATATAACACACGTGCTAATCATCAGCCACTTTATATCTGGAAGCCAAAGACTAAATAATCCTCCTGCAAATGTGCCGACAGCGGTCCTTACTATATCCATAACGTCAAAGTAAGACTTTATAATTACCGCCTGAGCCCACTCCCAAAAGAATCCTATCATTGCACCTATAAATGCAGATGCTATAGGAACACCTATAATTTTTCCGTCAAGTGTAAATTCCGCAAAATCTGTAACGCTGCCAATTAAATACATAATCGCAAAACCGATAAAAATGTGAAAGCTGTCTCTTAATTTCATAGTTAAATATTATATGATGCTATTTGTCCGCCAGTTGTTGCCACTGTACTAGCATTCTGTAATCTATCTCCAATACTGTTAGCTGTGAAACCACTTGATATTAAGTAGTTCCAGAAGTCTGCTGGTGTCATTAATAATGTTCCCACTGTAGCATCTGTTCCAACACCCTGTAATACATTGGAAGGTGATGGAACAATTAATGTTCCTGTAAGTTCATTTGATGCCCCATAAGTAGTACCAAATCTTACATTGTTTGTTGCGGGATTTCCTAAGGCTACACCTGCTGCATATAATGTTCTGTTACCGCCTGTGCTTATTTGAAACAACCAAGTTGATGTATTTGTGTCTATTGTTACTCTTGGTGCTACAATAGCCATATTATTAGTTGAATTAACTACATTGCCTGACACCTTTACAAAAGTACCCGAACTATATCCCGAGCCAAGCGCAAAGGCAGAATATATCGCAGGCGCTCCTGTATTTGCTGTAATTATTCCTGTTATTGAAATTGTCGCAGCAGTTGTTACGTTACAAATTGCAGGTTGTGCTGTTGATGCGTTTACATTTCCTATTTGATTATAAGTAACTGCTCCAGCTAAATAAATAGCGGTTGTTGTATTAGCGGTTGTGTTTCCAGTTATATTTAAAGTTCCCGAACTTGCATTAATAGTCCCCGAACCTAAAACAGAACTTGTTGACGATGTAATATTACCAGTTATATTTATAGTTCCTACAGTAGCCATAGATATAGTATTAACACCTCCTAAACCTCCTGTATATGTAGAAGAAATATCCCCAACAATATTAAGAGTACCAGTTGAAGTTACTGATAAAATATTTCTTGCACCTGTACCATCTATATTATAATTTCCATTACAATTTAAAATACCACTACTTGATAGTCTAATTGCATTATAAGACCCAGTTGAAGTCATTGTCAATACACTACCATTAAAAGTAGCAGTATTTGGACTTGCTAAAGTCATTTCTAAAGTTGGAGTAGTTGAGCCAACAAAAATAGCTTGTGCAGCAGTACAAGTTAAGTTGCCATTATTAGCAAATCTAAATTGACCTCCTGCTGCAATAACAGGGGCTGATGCATTTGATGTATTTCTTATTGATAGCACTGTAAATGTTCCATCAATAGTTACAGTAAAGTTATTAGAGAATACATCATCTGCTGCTGTTGGTAATGTACCACCATCCCAAGTTGCTGTATTGCTCCAATTACCAGTTGCTACTGCATATCTTAAAGCCATAATTAAAGATTTTTTTCGTTAATAAATGTCTGCAATGCACCCATAATTGATATTGCTGCATTAATAGCATCTGTGTCTCCACTTTCAAAAACATCCATATATGTTATAGGAATAGAATTATCGGGAAGACTTTCACTGCTGCCATCTTCTATCACTCTATAAGGCGTTAATCTCATAGCTACGCTTCCACCTATATCAGTTGGTTTAACCAATGGTGATATTGCTAAATTAATCATAAAATATGGATATGTATTTCCATCTACTTCAATCGGGTTGTTACTTGTAATTGGCATAATTTTTATGTATATGTTGCTGTTTCTCTATCTGTCCATTTAACATTTATTGCGCTTGCAGTTGTAACCGCTCCTGCTAATGTTATTGTTAGTCTTGTAATTATCCATACCGATGCGCTTTCTAAGCTATCTGCTGGAGCAATACCGCAGTAATTAATACTACTATTTATTGAATTATTTGCGTTTCTTCTTTCCGCTGCTACAGCTAAAACATTCTTATGCTCCCACAACTGAGTTATAGAGTTATAAAATATTCCGTCATTATTATCTGGATTAAGGGCATCCACATTATGAAGCTCCTGGAGCTCATACCCGTTTTGCACCCTTACATATATTCTCCCTGCTGCTCCATTACTTGCTGTTGTTACAACCCCTAGATATACTAAGTGATTAGGAGCGTATGGCTTAATGTTTGTAATTGTACCAGGTGTAGCACCAAGGTATACAGGATCTCCATCATCCCAAGTAGCAGTTGGTAAAATACTTAGCCCATCCAATAGACCTTGCATCATTATAATACCCTTCTGATTAGCCGCAATAGATGTAGACAGAACTAATCCAACTGTCTGAGCTGATGTTGCATCACCTGTATTATTTGCCCTCTTTACAGTCATTCTATCTCCTGTGCCGCTAAAAGCGTATACAGGCATACCCTTAGTTAAGGTAACAGAGTCGTCATTTGTAACATATGCAATAAGCGAGTTTGGAGATATGCCAATTACTTGAAATCTATTAGTAGTTGAATTATAAATACACAGCATCTCTCCGCCAGCTAATATATCTCCTCCAAGTAAGGGACCATCATTATTTCTGTATAATGGTATTGCTCCTAAAGCATTGATGTTTAATGTTGCTCCTGTAGTATTACCATTGGTAAATCTAATCAAGTAGGCATCTGCATCATTATATGCTGTAACTCCTGTAACTGTTGCAGTATACGTATCAGTTCCTGCTGCAGTTGCGTGAGGTATTCCACCTCCTGTTGGAATATCAGCTAAAGTTGCTAATGGACTTGATGCGCCACTTGGAAATGCATAATTAACAGTATCAACGTTAATACCATCTTTACTTATTATAACATTGTCAGAACCATCAACAGTTCCTAAATAAACTTGACCTGCGATAACCTCTGTTAAAACATCATTAACTACGCTTTTTAAGCTTATTCTCCCATCTCCAAATTCATTAACACTTGTTTCAAAATCATTTGCAGTATTGCTGAAAAAAATAGCACTATCTACTGCCGCATCTCCTTCATCTAAAACCTCTTGAAGTGTTGGAGTAGTTCCTGTATTTACTAAATCCCAAACAGCAGCTCCTGTACTTGCATCCGTACATTTATAAGTATCCCCATTATCTAAAGTCCAAAGTGAATCAACTTTAAAACGTAGTGTATTATCAAAGCTAGCATCAGGTACTATATTAAATCCGTTAGTTGAATTTCTTATAAGTCCGTTGCTGTCAAATACGTGTCTTATTCCACTTTGCCACATATCCTCAAATCCAACACCGCAGATGCGTGAAATACCTCCATCAGCTCCAAAGTCGTAGGTTCCCTTTTTTAGTGTTGACGCATTTTCTAATTGAATAGCATCGGCATCATTTATAACAATATTTTCGCCACCTGTTTCGTTACCCTCTGCCAAAACTTCTTGAAGTGTTGGAGTGGTAATATCAGAAGTTAAAGCAAGTGTGCCTGAAGCATTTGGAAATGTAATATTTCTGTCTTCTGAAATATCCCCTGGAGGTAGTATGGCTAATGTCTTTAACCCCCCATTCGGAATAGTCATAGTTATAGCGCCCGCAAGTACCTTTGTAGATTTTAATGTAAAAGTGTTGTCAACCGTAACTCCAGTTGCTTGAAGTGTTGTTCTTTGTGTACCTAAAGTAATTGTGGGGTCTTCATCTACAACTTGTTGCAGTGTTGGAGTGGTTATCTGAGATGATATATAGTCTATAAGGTCTGTCTGGTCCTCTATATCTCCAGTTATACTTCCCCATACTGGTGGTGGAATATCCTGAACCTTATCGACCAAGCTGACAAGGTAGTCAAGGTCCTCGGATATAAATCCGTTACCAGCCAAGAAGTCAACCTCAACCACAAAGAAGTTTGTGTTAGGTATCCAAGGCTCTATGCTTGTTATCTTGTAGTATCCAAATATGTTTATGTTGCTAGCCTTAGACAGCAATACCTTCCCGTCTACCAAGAAGTCCAGGTACTGAGTCACCGTGTTACCCTTCAGCGTGTTCTTGGCTATCAGAAATGTTGTGATTGCAGAGAAGTTAACCTGAGGTCCTATCTCTGTCTCGAACGAGATAGTGCCCTGCTCCCTAGCCTCTCCAGGCAGTAGCGTCTGGTACCTGTAACGTATAGACGTTCCAATATCTATAACGTTGTTTTCGTTAAAGAAGCTGGCAAGGTTATTAGGCGTAAAGTTCTTTGTTATCAGAAAGTTCTGAGCATCAGATCCTATCCACTTGTCGTTGCCAGTTATATTAACATCCGTACTGTATTGACTTATCTTTGTCATTTATTTTTTTAAATTTATTTTCCAGTAGGTACCCAGACCGTAGGTAAGTGTTCCATCAAAATCAACTCCAACATTCAACTGATATACTCTGTCCTTCCTATCCTTGTACAATAACCCAGGGGTTATCATCTGTAGGGTTCTCCTGTCACCAAACAAGTTACCTCCTATGTAAAGCTGTCTGTTTGGTTGTTGTGCTTCAATAATTGTAATTGTCTTGGTGACAAGAGGTATTTTGTAGTCCTTGAATATAGTTCTTATGCCTAACCTGTTCTGAAACACTGTGTCTACAATCTTTATATCACCAATGCTGTCAAGCGTAATCGTGTCTCTGTACACAGTCTGCCTGTTGTACTCCTTATTGCAAGTGTCGACACTTGTAAATATAGTATCCTTTACTGGAATATACTTAACGCTGAAAACCTTTACGTTCTTTGTTATTGTGTCCTTAGTAACCTTATAGATGGTATCAGTTTTACTATAAACAGTCTCCTTGCTATCAACATTACCGCAGCTACGCATCAATATTATAACAACCACTAACACGATTATAACTATGTACGGTACATTTCTCATTACTCTGATTTTTCAAAGTGCATATAATCAAAATTTTTTTCTCTTCCAAGGGATGCAAATCCGTGCTTATAAAATATATCTATCATATCATTGTACTCTGGACGAGCAAACCTTGCTGTCTTGCTTGTCTCCCTTAGCTGATTCCTTTCAGGATCCAAGTCTATAGCTATCCCCCAGCTGTGTCTTGAGTAGTCGCTACCTCCCCTCATAGCTCTAAAGCTAAAGCAGCCTCCAAACAAATCAATCCCTAGCTCGACTATCCTCTCGTATCCGTAATGACTTAATAAATCGTTAAAGACACCTAAGAAATCTTCAGCAACCAGCTTATGACACCTCATCTTTGTCACTGTAGTTTTTTTGTCCCAGGACAGGCGCATCGGGTACGGTAGCTTTATAGTTGTCAAGTACCCTCCCTGCTGTGTAGGCTTTCCGTACTTTGATATTATTTGATGTGTCTTTAACATTATTACTTTAAAGAGAATAACTTAAGTATAAGGGTAACTAACGCTCCGAATATAATGACAAACGCCACCTTAAACTGGTTCACGTACACAGATATCTCTCCCTTAAATGTTTCAAGATCCTCAACCCTCTCGTCTATATCATTGATCTGCTTGACTATACCCTTGTTTCCATTAAGGTTACTTCCAGTCAGAGCTGTTTGTATGTTCATAAGAAGAGTCGTCTTGTCTATGTCGCTATCCTTTAGTAGTCTAAGGTGCTGCTCGATCCTGTCGAGGCGCTCACTGTATTCCTTGTCCGTCATTGTTATTTCTTGATTTATTGTATGCAACAACTGAATCTAATACGGTCTGACTGCCAAGGTAAGCCACTGCTATCATTGTCCAGTCTGATGACTCAAGGTCAGCAAGCCAGAGTAGTATAGTAGCAGTAAGGAATACAAAAAGCTTCCTGCTTATCCACTTGTTTATCAGCGTATCTAGATTCTTTTTACTCATCCTACCAGAGTGCTATTAAGTTTAATAAACCTGTTGACGTAACTCTTAAAACATTGACAGGTAATATAATTGATGCGTTTGCGTCTCCGCAATCAGCAAATGTAATAATGTCACCACCAACCGTTAAAACCGTTAAATTTTTTGGATCTTGCTTTGGAATATACAACGAACACCCCTGGTTATTGTCTGAGTTGTAGATGGCGTATTGGTCACCATCTGCAAAGATGTCGTCGCTTAGTTGAACAGTATTACTGTCTAAAAAACCGACTATGTTAGCAATAGTTCCGTCTGTAGTGTTTACAACAATAGCTCCCAATAGGTTAGTTGTAAATGTAGCGTCTGAATCCACAAGGTAGTTACCTACAAGTGCTGACAGATCTGTAAGCTCAGATCCGTTTGTCCAGTCGTCTGGTGTTGTCCCTGTGGCTACAAATGTAACCCCGTTTGCGTTTGACGCTGCTCCTACGTTTGTGAAGTCGTCTCCAGTCTCAAACGTTGTTATCTCGTAAGTTACACCTATGGTCAGTAGACCACTTGTTGCAGTAGGTGGCGTAGTTGGAACTGTCTCTGTAGCTGTGCCTTCAGATCCCAGCCCCGCTGGGTTAGGAATGTTTACCGTGTCGCTTGTAATTACGTTTATCGCTCTCCCGTAGTGTGTCTTTAAAAACTTCATTTTTTATATAGTATTTTGTTAATTTTTAGTGCTGGGTTGTTCAGCTTTTCTTTTCTAGCAGCGCATCCGCAGCCACCCTTTTTTGCCTTGTCTACTAGCGACTTGATGCCTGTAAGCTTTGTGATTTTTTCGATGTCGTCTCCTAACATATCTTCTTATTTTTAGTTACCTTACCAACGTTACCCTTTAGGTACTTCATCTTGCCATCAAGTGAAGCCTTTGACTCGTACTGCCTTGCCTTTGCTATTATTTTCTTCATACCTTAGATACTCTTTTACCCATCCCTACCTTAGACTTCTCAGCCTTCTTCTGATTTAACTGACTTGAACTCATCTCAGACCTTGTCTTTGGAGTCTCGCTCGAAACCCTCTTTGTCGGTCTGCAGTACTCGTTCTTTCCTCCTGCACCACACGCCTTGTTTGTTCTTGTGTCAACCCACTTCTCGCTCTCCCATCTCTTCAGGTCCTTACCAGCCCCTGTCTTCTTTACGTTTCCAGATGCCTTCCTGCACTTGGCTATAGCCTGAGATGCCCTTGCAGATGGGAACACATCGTAGCTAGACTTAACCTTTTTGTAGCACGCGTCCTTCATTAGTACTTTCCTTGTCTGTTCTTAGGATTAGATGTCTTTCTTCCTCCCTTAGACCACAGCTCTGTGCACGCTAAGTGTTTAGCAGTGCCTGGCTGTGCAGTGTCGCACTTGTGTCTAGCCTTAAAACTCTTACGAGCCTCGTCCGAATAATTATTTCCGTATCCCTTCGCGCCTGCGTGAACAAGCTTCTCCTTACCGTCTACACAGTAAAGCTTCATTATCTTCTTCTCTGGGCGCGTGGATGGTCTAACCTCTCCACATCTCATCTTACTTTTTACTCCCATTTCCTCTTGCTCTTTTGTCTCCAGGCATCGCAGTTCGCGAACCGCGATTCACTGAAGCCTTCTGTAATTTTGTCCCTGACTTGGTATGAGCAACGTCCTTGCCGTCACCGTTTCCGTACGTGCCACGCTTGCGGTTCTCAGCGTTGAGCTCAACACGCTTCTTAACCTCACGGTCCTGCTTGTTGTACTCCTTCTGATACTCAAGACGCTTCTTGCGTGCCTCTGGATTCGATGCGTAGTATTTTGCTGTCCTACCTGGCATTGTTAATTAATTTTTAAAAAATTATAATTTGTAATAATTTCTTCTATATCATTATTAGATAAATTAAACCATTCACTCTCATTTTATTATTAGAATATTTAAAATGAAGTTCTGATTCTATATCTGAATAATTTATTGCAAATAATCTTATACAAGGTTGTTCTGATTGTAAGGTTGATTCTCTGATTTTTGGATTATATGACTTTCCTATTTTTACGTGACCTTTATCGTTAACCATTAAATAAGTTTGCTTTTCTTTTTTTATATCAATTTCATTTTCTTGTTTATCAAGTAACTCTAAATCTTGTAATTTTCTTCCTAAAATATCATCTGAAGCTAACTTTAAAAAATCATCTTGCAAATTTAAAACTTTTAATACATTAAAATATGCTCCTATAGCTACACTTTCATTTCCTTTTTCAATAAGATATAAAGTTGAACGTGAAATATTAGCTCTTTCAGAAACTTGTAATGTAGTTAATTTACGTCTTAATCTACAAAGTTTAATATTCTCCCCTAATACACATAATATAGATTTATCTTTTGGGAATAATATTTGTTTCTTAGTTTTCATTATTTTTTCTTTTTAGCCATCATCATCTTCTCCTTCATCATCATCATCTTGTCATTCTTCATACCCTTAGATTTCTCTACTACTACTTTTTTTGTAACTTTTGCTTTCATAATTATTTATTTTTTTTGTTTTTTACATTTACTAGCCTTGGACAGCGCGATTGCTACCGCCTGCTTCTGAGGTCTTCCAGATTTAATCTCTGCTCTTATGTTTGAGCTTATCGTTTTTGATGAGCACCCTGATTTTAATGGCATAATATTAAATGTTTTATCTTTGCAAAGATAATAATTAAATCAAAATGAAATTAAGAAAGAAAATAATCACAAAGACACACTACAAGGTCGAGCCCAAGCACGACTGGTTGAAGTACTGGAGAGTTGTAAGGTATTGGGTGTCAGAGGCTTATGGGCTATCCTACCCAGATCTTGAGATGCTGCTGTTTCTATACTCCGAGGACCTCTTTTCGGAGCACGACTTTGAGAAGTTTGAGAGGATTATGTCGTGGGACACGAACAGGTTTAAGAGGCTGGTTAGCGGAGACTGGATTGTGCCCTGGCGTGAGAAGAGCGGAAACGAGAAGGCGTTATACACGCTGTCATTCAAGGGTAAGAGGCTTATAAACGCTGTCTACAAGAAGCTTAGCGGAGAGGAGGGTATCACAACCCACCCAAGCAAGAACCCAATCTTTAGAAAGGACGCTGGATACATCGCGCGCGGTTATCGTAAGATGATCATTGAGATGAACGAGGCGATACAGAGGGCTAAGCAGTACTAAATAAAAAACCACCGAGATTAGTCGGTGGTTGTTAGTATTAGATCACCACGATCACGTCCCTCTCCATTATGACGGTGTAGGTCTTGTCGCCTATCATCATACTGTAGCCAGCGTTCTTGTCGTAGTAGACGATGTCTCCGTCGCTTATCGAGTTCACATCCGTGCCCTTCTTTACTATCTCTGCCTTCTTGTACCTCATCTTAGAGGTGTCAGTACCAGACATTATCAGACCGATGTCGGACTTGACCTGCTCATCGATCTGGTTGATTATACAATATTTTCCAAGTGGCTTCATATCTATTGCTGTCTTGTTAAGGTTATAATCGCATTCGTGCTCAGTATCGTTGTGGCTACACTGACCGCGTTCTTCAGCGCGTTCTTCGTAACCTTCAGCGGATCTATGATCCCCATCCCGAACATATCACCGTAGCACTCGTTCTTCACATCGTAACCGTGACCTGCTGTGTCCACGTCTGACATTATCTCGTAGCCGTCCTTCCCAGCGTTGTCCATTATCTGCAGCAGCGGTGACTGTATCGCCCAGCCAACGATCTGCATCGCGGTGTACTGGTCGTGGCTTATGTGGTCCATACTGTCGTCAGCGTACTCTATGATGTCGGACGCGATATTAAACAGCGCCACACCACCACCTGGCAGTATGCCCTCCTCCAGCGCTGACCTTACCGCGCAGACCGCGTCGTCAACCCTGTCGTACCTCTCCTTCTGCTCCACGTCCGAGCCTCCTCCGACATATATAACACCAACACCGCCTGTAAGAGACGCTATACGCTCCTTTATGGCATCCCTGTCGCCCTTTCTCGTTGAGTTGTTGTGCTGTATCCATAATTGTTCAACACGCTCTCTAATCGCCTCGTTTGAGGTCTCGCTTCGAACCAGCACGGTGCTGTCCCTTCCGACGATCACCCTGTCCGCCTTTCCAAGGTGGTCTATAGAGATTAAACTCAAATCATCACCCGTCTGCTCGCTGAAGTACTTAGCCCCAACCGCAAGCGCGATGTCCTGCATCAGCTCCTGCTGCTTGTAGCCAAACTGTGGTGGCTGGATGTTACAGAACTTCAAGTTATTATGAGCCACGTTCGCAGCCAGCGTGTTGATCACGTTGCTGGTGCACGGTCCAATTATCAATAGCTTCTTCTGCCCGTTTATGATCGGCTTCAGCACGTTCTCAATCGAGAGTATGTTACTTATCTCCTGGTCGGTCACCATAACGTACACGTCCTCCATTATGCACTCCTCCTTCTTCATATCGTTCACGAAGAGCCTGCTCGTGTACCCACGTCCTATCTTTATCCCGTTGGTAACCTCGCTGTAGGTCTTGTCCGTCTGTGAATTCTCGACCGTAACGATCCCCTCCCTGCCGACCTTGTTGTACGCGTCAGCGATTATAGCACCCAGCTCCTTATCATTATTAGCAGATATAGAGGCAACGTCCTTCAGCGTCTTGCCGCTCACCTTCTTGCTCATCTTCTCCAGACTCTTCACAACACCATCCACTACGGTGTTCACGTTACGCAACACCTCAGTCGGGTTGTTTCTCTCCGTGATGAACTCGTTTCCCCTTGTGACCATAGCCTCCGTCAGCACGATCGCTGTCGTAGTCCCGTCACCTGCGCTGGTCGCAGTCCTGTCGGCTGCCTCCTTCATCATACGCACCGCCAGGTTCTCAACTGGATCCTTTAGGTTGATCGATTTTGCAACCGTCACACCGTCCTTGGTCACGGTTATACCGTGCACGTGGTTCTGTGATTCAATCAGCACGGTCTTACCTCTCGGTCCTAGCGTGCTCTTTACCGCCTTGCTGATAGTAGTTATACCATTAACCAGCTTGTCTCTTCCCTCCTTGTCAAATACTAAGTCGTTCATAAATTAAAATGTAAATTGAATGTGTAAGCATAGGATATAAATGTTGACCTCTGAGTAGTCAAAGTCTTCGTCTGGTGAGAACCAGGATAAACCAAACAATAGATAGTTTGGCGCAATTGTAATTTCCATATAAAATAAAATTAGATTATTATTCTGCAAATATAGTGTAAATTTATATACGTGATTTAAAAACAGTCTTATGTCAGAATGTCGAAAATTTCTTCTCTATTCTCTTATATATATATTTTATATAT